GCTGCCGATCTTCGATGGCCCCAACACCACAGACGAAGCGGTCATGGCATACGCCAAGAACTTCGGCGGCAAGCGTTCTTTCATGGTCGACCCCGGTGTCCAGTACTGGGATACAGCGGCCAGCAAGACAATAGATGCGCCGGGCTCCGCCTGGGTGGCAGGCTTGTTCGCCTGGACCGACGCGGAGTACGGCTTCTGGGCCTCGCCGTCCAACAAAGAGTTCGTAGGCATCACGGGCACCAAGCGGCCCATCGAGTTTCTGGACGGTGATGAAACTTGCAGGGCCAACCTGCTCAACAACGCCAATATCGCCACCATCATCCGCGACGACGGCTATCGGTTGTGGGGCAATCGCACGCTCAGCAGCGATCCAAAATGGGCGTTCGTCACCCGCGTGCGCACCATGGACATCGTTATGGACGCGATTCTCTATGGGCACAAGTGGGCAGTAGACCGCTCGATCACCGCGACCTACATCAAGGACGTTACTGAGGGCCTGCAGGCGTTCATGCGTGACCTGAAAAATCAGGGTGCGATCATCAACTTTGAAGTGTTCGCGGACACCGAGCTGAACACGGCCAGCCAACTGGAGCAGGGCAAGGTGTTCTGGAACATTCGATTCACCGACGTGCCACCTGCCGAAAACCCCAACTTCCGCGTTGAAGTCACCAATCAATGGCTGACCGAAGTACTCGACTCTGCCGCTTAAGGAGCTGCAACGATGGCAATGATTCCCGAAACACTGAGCAACCTGAACCTGTTCGTGGACGGTGTCAGCTTCCAAGGCGACGTTTCCAGCCTGACCCTGCCCAAGCTGACGCTCAAGACTGAAGAACACCGTGCCGGTGGCATGGACTTGCCGGTCGAGCTGGACATGGGCATGGAAAAGCAAGAGTCCAATTTCACCACCACGGGCGTGCGTCGCGAGTCCCTGAAGTTCTTCGGTCTGGCGGATGGCACGGCCTTCAATGGTGTGTTCCGTGGTGCCTTCAAAGGGCTAAAAGGCAAGATCACCCCTGTTGTGGTAACCCAGCGTGGCCGACTCAAAGAGGTCGACATGGGGGACTGGAAAGCGGGTGACAAGGCCGAGATCAAACACGCGGTCGCGCTCACGTACTACAAGCTGGAAGTGGACGGCCGTGTGGTCTACGAGATCGATGCGCTGGGCATGAAGCGCGTGATCAATGGTGTCGATCAACTCGCGGCGGAACGTTCCGCCCTTGGCCTCTGATAGAAGGAAACATCCTGTGTCTCAAGTAAATACCAATCCGAAGTGGATGACCCTGACGGCCGAGAGTGTGTCGGTGAAGCTGACCAAGCCTGCAGAGGTCAACAGCGTTCAGGTGGACACCCTGACCCTGCGAGCCCCGACCGTGCGAGATGTGCGTGCTGCGCAAGCGGCGTCGAACGGTGATGCCGAACAGCGGGAGATCAACCTCTTCGCTTCGCTCGCCGAAGTGGGCGGCGGGGATCTGGAGCGGCTGCCGCTCAAGGACTACAACCGCCTGCAGGCGGGCTATTTTCGTCTGGTGCAAGACGACGAGCTTTGAACCTGCACTTCAGAAGCTGGCGGCCAAGCGGCTTGCAAAAGAGCTGGGCTTTTCGTCGGCGGAAATCATGTCCATGTCTTTCTCGGACATGATCTGGTGGCTCACGGACTGAGCCCATCCCAACATCTGAGGTGAGTGATGGCGAACAATCTGGCATTAGGGCTGGTGATTGGCGGCGCTGTCAGCCCGACTGTGGGTGCGGCTTTCAATAACGTTGAGAACCGCATCAAGAAGCTGGAGCAGCGCGGTAATCAGGCCAAGGTGTTGAGAAACACCATCGGCGAAACCATGCGGCTGCGTGATGAGTGGAAGAAAGCGCATGACAGCGGCGCGGCGTCGGCCTCTGGTTTACTGCGCAAGCTTGAGAATAATCTCGACACGCTGCGTAAACAGGGTGTTCAGGTCGGTAAGCTCAGGCAGGAATATCAGTCCCTTGACCGTGTCGCCAGAAGCATGGACCTCAAGGTCAAGGGACACAAACAGATCGAGCAGGGCAAGGCCGGGCTCAAGTCGGGCATCGGCACCGCCGTCGCGGGTGTCGGCGCATTGGCCGTACCGACCAAGATCAGTGCCGACTATCAGGCGATCATCAGGGACATCGCGATCAAGGCCGGTGTGGCCAACAAGCCGCAGGAAGCGGAACTGACCACCTCGGTGATCAAGACTTCGCAAGACACGGGCATGGCGCGCAATGACGTGGCTGACCTGGTCAACAAGCTGGTCGGTGCGGGCATGAGCCTGGATAAGGCGCTGTCCTACGCGCCGGTGGCTGCGAAGTTCGCGGTTGGGCAGGGAGCCAGCGGCACCGATACGGCCAACATGATTCAGGCGCTGCAGCAGAACGCCAAAATCACCGACCCAAAAATGATGGAAAAAGCCCTTGAGGCTGTCGCCATGCAGGGCCAGGCGGGTAGTTTTGAAGCCAGCGACATGGCGAAGTGGTTTCCGCAACTGCTTGCGGGCATGGGCAAGCTCGGTGTGACCGGCATGGATTCGGTGAGCCAGCTCGGCGCGATGCTGCAGGTGCAGATGAAAACAGCCGGCGGCTCGGATGAGGCGGCCAACAACCTGAAAAACTGGATGGAGAAGATCGGCTCCACCGACGTGGTGAAGTCTTACAAAGACGTTGGTATCGACTATCAGGGTTCTCTCAACACGGGCATCCAGAAGGGAATGTCGACCCTGGAGTCCAGCTTTGCGCTGGCCCAGCATTACATCGAAAAGACCGATCCGGCCAAAGCCAAAAAAATGAAGGAGGCCACGGAGAAGATCAGTAAGGAAGCTGATCCGAAAAAGGCGAAAGAGATGCTGGATTCGCTGGAGCAGGCGCTGCGCACCGGCGATCTGTTCGCCGACATGCAGGTCAAGGCTGCGCTGACGGCGTACTCGCAAAACCGTGGCATGTATGAGCAACTGAAAAAGGACGCTCAGAACGCTTCAGGGATTCTGGACAAGAACCTGGCCGAGCGCAGAGGGACATCGTCGCAGATTTGGGCCGAGACGTTCCAGGCGGTCAACGACTCGATGCGCAGCATTGGTGACGCGATCCGCCCTGTCACCGACGCCGTTGCGAAAGGGATCACGGCAACGGCCAAGGAATTCACATCGCTCTCTGATACTTCCAAACCGGTGGTGCTGGCCATCGCCTCAATCGGTGGCGGGTTGCTGGCACTGAAGTCCGCTGCCGGGGTGTTCAAAATCGGCAAAGGGCTGCTCAACATTGGGCGTGGTTCGCTGGGCGGCAACCCGAACAAAGTCCAGAAAGTCTTTGTGACCAACTCCGGAGACACGGATGACAAATCCGAGGGCAAAGTTGGTGCGGTCAAAGGGCTGCTGGAGACTGGTCTCAAAGCCTTCAAGGGCAAGGATAAAGCCAAGGGCAAGACTCAGGACGGTGTCAAGGAAAAGGTTGACGGTGACGATGATGAGTCTGAGGAAGGCGGCAAGACGGGTTTTGATCCTGTCGAAACCGGCCTCAAGATCCTCGATCTGTTCGGCGAAGGCAGTAACGACGGCGATGGTGCAAAAGGTGGCGGCAGCAGCTCGGAGCCGCAGAAAGTCTTTGTCGTCAATGCCAATGCTTTTGGCGGTGGTTCAGATGCGCCGGGTGATCAGCGTCGGTCTCGACGCGGCCGCCGCCGTGGCGGAGCGGGTGGCGCTGGTGGCCGTCGCGGTGGACCACCTATGCCACCAAGGCCACCTGTTCCTCCTCCGCCTCCCGTGCCCGCTGGTCGACTGGCGCGTATGGCTGGAGCTGCCGGGAAGTTGGGCGGTCTTGCCAAGGTGGTTCCGGGTGCGAAGTTTCTGGACGCGGGCATGCTGGCTCTGGACACGTACCAGAATGCCGAAACTCAGGACGAGAAGGCCGAGGGCTACGGCGGCGCGGCCGGAGGACTGGCCGGCGCGCTGGCGGGCGGTGCGGCGGGTGCGGCCATTGGCTCCATTGTGCCCGTTGTTGGCACCGCCATCGGCGGGTTGGTGGGCGCATTTCTCGGAGGCATGGGTGGTCAGGACGTCGGCGGCTTTCTGGGCAAAGTGCTGTTTGGCTCAGACGACAAAGCTGAGGCTGTTGCTGACAAGTCGGGTGATACCAAGCCGTCTGCTGCGCCTGGCGATGTGGTCAAGGCGATGGCGGCGGTTGGGCCACCCCAGGCGTTGCCTGCTGTCATCAAGGCCGCCGAGCAAAGCAAGGCCGAGCCCGCGAAGATAGATCAGCAATTCACCTTCTCGCCGAACATGCCCGTCAGCGTACAGGGTGATGTGAAGGATCCGGCGCAACTGGCACGAGAACTCGCGCCGTTTCTGCAGCGTCAATTTGAAGAGTTCAGTCGGCAGGCGTCAGCCCGTCAATTGTTTGATGACCCACACGTGGGTTGAGGAAAGGTCATGGCCTATGCAGAACAACTGCAGTCGTCGTTGAAGTACTTGGTTACCGCGGGGGAGGTAGGACGCCGGAGTCTGGATGACATGGTTGGCCCCTTGAATGGGGCCATCGGCGATATCACCGGGGCGGCTTCAGAGCTGGAGAACATCCCTTTCATCGGTCCGGCCATAGGCGCGAAGTTGCAGCGCACCATGCGTGGCATCAATGTCGCGCAGGCGAAGGTCGGTCAGGTGGTGGCGATGTACGGGCGTGCGACCAGCGCGGTTTCCCAGGTACAAGAGCGTATTGGCACCCTGAAAGAGCAAGCGTCCAAGACAAGTGCGGCAATCAATCGGGTTGCCGGGAAGATCAGCCCGTCTCTGGGCAACATCGTACCCACCGGTAGTTTTGCCTCGCAGACCACGCCAGCCCCGGAAGCAGTAAAGCCCTTTCCGCACTTGTTGATTATCCAGCCGCTCAAGCCCGAGGCGCAGCCTTACTACTTCAACCTGGACAC